CACTATTTATGATAGAACTATTACTGATAACGATGTGGCAGATGCCTGCGGTATTGGACATTGGGCTCTATCTAACTGGAGCAAAGCAATAGGAGTTGACAAATAATACTATGGCTGGTAAACTATATACATCAGAAGTTTGGTTAAAGAAAAGATTTCTTGTTGATAAGAAGTCACCAGAAGAGATTGCAAAAGAGTGTGGGGCAAGCGTGGAGACTATCTATGTTTACCTTGCTAAATTCGGATTAAGAAAGAGTAGACGATGAATAAATTACAAAAGGTTGTTATCGGTATTGGAGTTGCTGGTGCAGTAGGTTTGACCTATGTAATCACAGCTTTAAAGGGTATGCCTGAAGCATTTGAGTGGGAAGATGATGAAGACGATGAGTGAGCATACAGAGTTAAAGATCACGGTTGATCAAGTTAACCACCCCTTACATTATACTTCTGACCCAAGTGGAATAGAAGCAATTCAAATTACTCGCCATCGTAATTTTAATATTGGAAATGCATTTAAATATTTATGGAGAGCAGGCCTTAAGGATGAGGCTAAAACCATTCAGGATCTTGAAAAGGCAATCTTTTATATCAAAGATGAAATCAATAGACTAGAAGGAAAATATGTCAACTGAAGAAGAGCTAATCAAGCACCTTGACATTATGAATAATGTTGTTGGAGAATACCTAAAGGGTAGCGATCCAACTACAATTTCTAAAGAGTTAGCAATACCAAGAACTCGTGTAGTTGCATACATTGATGAATGGAAAGAAAAGACATCTAACAACACAGCAATTCGTGCTCGTGCAAAAGATGCATTAGCTGGTGCTGATGCTCACTATAGCAAGCTTATATTAAAATCATATGAAGTTATTGATGAAGCATCTATGACTAATAATCTTAGTGCAAAGACTGCTGCTATTAAACTTGTTATGGATATTGAGTCTAAGCGTATTGATATGCTTCAAAAGGCTGGACTGCTTGAAAACAAAGAGCTTGCAGAAGAAATGGTTGAGATTGAACGTCGTCAGGAAGTTCTTATTGGAATTCTTAGAGACGTTGCATCTGAGCACCCAGAAGTAAGAGATATCATTATGCAACGCTTATCTGCTATTGCAAAAGAAGGAGAAGTGATTACAGTTGTCCACGATGTTCAATGATTTCTTTGAAGTTCTAAAAGAAAATCATTTTGTTGAGAAACCTGTTGACGCAAAGACATTTGTTGAGTCTCCAGAGTATCTTGGGCAACCACCACTATCTGAAATTCAGTACACAATTGTAGAAGCAATGAGTCAAATCTATCGTAAAGAAGATGTTGTTGACATAATGGGAGATGCTGGAGAAGAATACTTTAAGAAGTATACAAAGAATGAGCTTATTCTCCAACTTGGCAAGGGATCTGGAAAAGACTTTGTATCTACAGTAGCATGTGCATATGTAGTATATAAGATGCTATGCCTTAAAGATCCAGCAATTTATTATGGAAAGCCTGCTGGAGATGCTATTGATATTATTAACGTTGCTGTTAACGCTCAACAGGCTAAGAACGTTTTCTTTAAAGGTTTTAAGTCTAAGATTGAAAGATCGCCATGGTTTGCTGGAAAGTATAACCCAAAAGCAGACTCAATTGAATTTGATAAGTCTATTACTGTTTATTCTGGTCACTCAGAGCGTGAATCTCATGAAGGCTTGAACTTGTTTATGGCAGTACTTGATGAGATTTCTGGTTTTGCATCAGAGGTAGCAACAGGCAATGAGCAGGGAAAAACTGCTGACAATATCTATAAAGCTTTTCGTGGTACCGTAGATTCTCGTTTCCCTGATCTTGGTAAGGTAGTTCTTCTTTCTTTCCCCCGATATCAGGGTGACTTCATTTCTCAACGTTATGATTCAGTAATTGCTGACAAAGAAGTAGTAGATAGAACACATAAGTTTATAATTAATGAGGAGTTGCCCCACGATAATCCAGATAACACATTTGAGATATCTTGGGAAGAAGACCATATCTTGTCATACAAAATACCTAAGATATTTGCACTAAAGAGACCAACATGGGAAGTAAATCCAACACGTCAAATTGATGATTTCAAGATTGCATTCCTAACAGACTTGGGAGATGCCATGATGCGTTTCCTTTGTACTCCAACATACTCATCAGATGCTTTCTTTAAACAAAAAGATAAACTTATCAACTGCATGACCCTAACAAATCCTGTGGATAGTTTTAGAAGATTCGCAGAAAACTTTAAGCCAGACCCAGATAAACAATACTACATACACGCTGACCTTGCACAGAAACACGATAAGTGTGCTGTTGCTATTGCTCACGTAGATAAATGGGTAAATATCCAGGTAATTAAAGATTATGAACAAGTAGCACCAATAGTTGTAGTAGATGCAGTAGCATGGTGGGAGCCAAAAGCAGAAGGACCTGTTAACTTATCTGAGGTAAAACAATGGATTATTAATCTACGCAGACAAGGTTTTAATATTGGTATTGTTTCATTTGACCGTTGGCAGTCATATGATATTCAGCAAGAGCTTAAGGCTGTTGGAATAAGAACTGATACTGTTTCTGTTGCCAAAAAACACTACGAAGATTTAGCAATGATGGTCTATGAAGAGCGTGTTGCTATGCCCATGATCCCCTTGCTTCTGGAGGAAATGTCAGAACTAAAGATCATGAAGGGTAATCGTGTAGATCACCCTAGAAAGAAGTCTAAGGACTTGGCAGATGCTGTTTGTGGGGCAGTATTTGGAGCCATTTCTCATACCCCAAAGGAAATGAATATTGAAATAGATATTCATACATGGGGGTCTGCAGATAAAGTTGCACGACAGCAAAGAGCTATGGTAGAATTGGAAGACAGGCAAATGCCAGAGGACGTTAAGAGCTTTCTTGACAACCTAAAACTAATATAACAAGGAGAAAAAAAGAATGAATTCATTCAAGAAGATCGCTCTTGCCATGGTTGCAGCCATGACATTGAGCACAATCGTCGCAACACCTGCAAGTGCTGCTGTAATGACAGTCGCCGTAGATCTTGCTGGAACGCCTAACACAACGGCTTCTGCAATTGCTACACCAGCTTCATTGCCAGTTCCTGCAGACAACACAGTTGACGCTGCTGACGCACTAAAGTTCGTCGCAACTGTTGATACAGGAACAATCGTTTCTGTAGTAACAACAAATGCAACAATCGTGTCTGCACTACACACATCTGCTGCACCAGTAGCAGCAACATCAGGATCATCATCTTTGACAATTGCAACTGGTACAGGAACAACTGCAACATTTTATGTCTACACAAAGACAACAGCAATTGGCACAGTTGTAATCAACAACGGCGGAACAACTCTTACATACTACGTACAGGGTACTGCTGGTCTAATTAACAACCTTACAGTTTCTGCTCCAGCATCAGGTGCTGCAGGAACAAAGAAGGATATTCTAGTAACAGCAACAGACGTATTTGGAAACAAGGTTTCTGGTAAGTCTCTTACTGCAACAGTGTTTGCTGCAACAGCAACACTTGACTCAGCAACAGCATCAACAGGTGCTACGCTTTCAGACTTTGGAGTTGCAACATTTAAGGCAACACTCCCAACTACTGGAAATCGTGCACTAGTTATGTTTGCTCCAACAACAGCAGCAGAGGCAAATGCTGCAGATGTAGTTGGTCTAACTCCACGTACACTTGCACCATTTGCAGAAATAACAGTTCGTGATCTTGCAGGAGAACTTGCTGCACAAATTGCTGCTAAGGATGCAGCCCTTGCTGCTAAGGCAGTTGCTGAGGCTCTAGTGCTTGCAGAGAAGTCTGCTTCTGAGAAGGCACTTGCAGATGCAAAGGTTGTTTCAGATGCTGCTCTTGCAGCAGAGAAAGATGCTTCTGCTAAGGCACTTGCAGACGCAAAGGTAGCATCAGATGCTGCACTTGCTGCTAAGGATGCACAGATTGCTAAGTTGACTGCAGATAATGCTGCTGCACTTGCATCACTAAAGAAGGCATTTAACAAGCTTGCAACCAAGTGGAACAAGAAGAATCCAAAGGCAAAGGTTACTCTAGTTAACTAATAAAACCTTAAAAGTTTGGGAGTCAGGAAACTGGCTCCCTTTCTTTTTGTCTCTATGTCTAACTGAATAGTTTGATATAATAAAGGCAAGGAGAGTACACCACTTGAATAAGCTCTTACGCACATTGACTGTAATATTACTTGCTTTTGGATGGCTTTTTATAGCACCTATAGAGGCTCATTCTGACGACCCTCTAACAGTTGCTGCCCAAGAAATACAAAGTCTTAATAGCGCAGTAAGTAAATTAGACTATAAAGATGGTCTAATAAATATTATTGACATAGCAGAAAACAAGTTTGCCTATGCCAAAAATGCAATGGAGGCCAGAAATGCAGCATATGATTCCTATGATGATGCAGTAGAGGCAGAGGCCATAGCCTTAGAAAATATGGAACTTGCTCAGTCAAATGTAGATGGGCAGACAGTCACAGTGGCCCTAGCTCTTGAACATAAAGACGATGCCCTTGAAGTAAAAAACAATGCTCAGGATGAACTAGACATAGCCAACATTAATGTTCAAACTACACAGTCAAATATTCAGAGTGCTGATGGAACTGGTCTTGCCTATACTGTTTATCACCTGTTAAGAGATGGTAGTGTGGCGATCCCTGGATCTGTTATATGTACTGGCACATGGAATTCAAACTCAATGAACTTACCAGTTTGCGGATACTATGAGGATATTATTGTTAAGTTTACTGGAAAAATTACTGTTCCAGATCATTGGACATCAACAAAATTTGCAGGTTATACAGATGATGGGTTTAGAATGTATGTTGATGGAAACCTTGCTGTAAATAACTGGGTAGAGCAGGGAGCAACATGGAGTACATATTCTCCAGTATATGATGTATCAACAGATAAAACATTTGATGTAGAAATATGGTGGTACAACGGTGGGGGCCCAGGATCTTATCATCTTGGATGGGCAATTCCTGGAGGCTGGACTGGAGCAGGCTGTGACTATACTGGTGGATGGGGAGTAGGATTTAGCTGTAACCTTGGAACATTTTCTTCTGGATCTGGACCAACTCAAGCACAGTTAGATGCACATGATGAAGCACTTGCAGTAAGAGCTGTAGCACAACAAGATTATAACAATAAGTTATCAATATATGATGAAAAATTAGATATTTATAATCAAGAAGTTGCAACACTAAACGAATACAATCAAGAGTTAGTTAACAAAACTTCAGAGCATGGGAATGCTATTAATGATACAGCAAACAGATTGACTGAAGAAAATAATGCTATCTCTGCTTTCAATAGTGCGATGAATGATCTTAATGCTGCTATTGATGACGCATGGCGTTACTATGATGAGCAATCACAAAGAGAAATTCAAAGAGCAATCGCACAGGCAGCTGCTGCTGCAGCAAACCAGCCTAAGCCAGAGCCTACCCCAGAGCCTAAGCCTGCTGTTGAGCCAGAAAAACCAAAGTCTTCTCCTGCACCAACAGAGGAACCAAAGACAGAGCCATATAAGCCTGTAGAGCCAACACCAGAGCCTATAAAGGAAGATCCTAAACCAGAGCCACCAAAGGAAGAGCCAAAGCCTGAGCCTACAAAGCCAGAAGATCCTAAGCCAACACCTGCCCCAAGCCCTGAACCAAAGCCAGAGCCTTCTCCAGAGCCTCCTGTTGAGCCTTCTCCAGAGCCTAAGCCACTTCCAAAACCAGACTTTAAGCCAGCAGAAAATGTTGATCCAGTTATTAAGGATGAAAAGTTAGCAGCACTTATCCCATCAAAAGGTAGTGGAACATCAGAGGATTTATCTGGTGTTATTGCAAACCTTACAAGCAAGGATAATAAGTTAGTTAAACTTTCTCCAGAGCAAACATCAGCAGTAAGCCAGACACTTAAGGCTTTGACAGTTGTGGCTAAAGCAGAGATTGCTTCAGACCTTGGTATTGCTCCAGCAGAAGTTGCAAAGGTAGCAGAAGCAATGAAGTCAGATCCAGCAGTAGCGTCAGCATTTGTTGAGTTTGCAGAAAGAGCGGGGGATGCAGGAGAAGCCCCAATGCCATTTACATTAGCAGATGCAGTAACAGAAGTACAAACAGAAGCATTCTTGGCAGACCCACTTGGAGCGGTATTTGAAGTGGATGTTACAGAACTCCTATCTAATTTCTCTGAATTAGGTATGGACATGACAGACGATCAGAGAGAAAAGGCCCAAGAAGTCATTATCCCAGTAATCATTGTTTCACAGATTGCAAATGTAATGATTGGGATGAGGAGGTAAGAATGAAAATAATCAAAAAGGTTGTGAAGGGATTCTTCACATGGCTTAAGGACGCAGGCATGGAAGTAATCGCACAAGCCTTTACTCTCCTTGGCTTCTTTATTGCATGGTTAACCTTAACAGGATCAGCCAGAGATATAGTTGGTATTGCTACATTGGCAGTTACCGTTCTTTGGCTAATAACAATACCACTAAGAAAGGAAGATTAATGAAAGATAAATTGATGTGGGTAATTACCCTTGGCATACTTGGTTTTATTGGTTTAGTAGTTATTGGTGAGTACGCCTCTATGTTGTTGCAACAGTCATCAACAGGAGAGAAGTATGGAACCAACGAAGACGCTATTGCTTTAGTCCAAAATGCTCTTGTAGGTCTTATTGGAATTATTGGCGGATATTTTGCTGGAAAAGGAGATAAGTAATGGCAACGAAAAAGATAGTAGAAGCACCTAAGAAAGAAAAACCACAAAAGGCTCTATCAAATATATTGATGCGTATAGTAGCAGTCTTTGCTGCTTCAGGTTTATCAGTACTTGGTGCTGGAGCCGTAGTAGGAATTGACACACTTCAGGCAGTTATGCTTGCAGGTCTACTAGGCGTAGCAACAGTAGTTGAAAGGTTGGCAAGGGCTTTTTTGGACGATGGAAAACTCACATTGGCAGAAATCAATGATGCGTTTAAAACAGTAGACAAAAAGGCTAATTAGTCATATTTAAGGTTGATTGACACTCATGCCTGCCTCTGGTATACTAGTAATATAGTGACTAAGGGGTAGGCATGACTTGCATTGCAGGAATAATGAAGGATGGTAAGGTATACCTTGCTGGTGAACGTGGTGCATCTGAAGGCACTTACATTGTTCCAATTGATAAACCAAAAATTTGGAAATCAGGATCATATATTTTTGGGTATGCAGGAACATTTGATGGTCAAATAATACAATACAACTTTACTCCTCCAGCACTTGAGGGTAACGTTGATAAGTTTATGCATGGTAAATTCCTAAAATCACTAAAAGAATTTTACAGTGAGTGGGATATTGGCGGTAAGGATAGTGAACTATCTTTGCTAATTGGAGTAAAAGGAAAGCTGTATGAACATGATGCAGATGGCCTTACATTGGTTTCCTATGACAGAGATTTCTGTGCCATAGGATCAGGAGCAGACTTCGCTATGGGTTCTCTTTTTTCTACCCAAAGTCACAAAGACCCCAAGCGTCGTCTGACTCTAGCACTTAATGTTGCAGTTGCATACAGTACTTCATGCATTGGTCCAGTTGACATTCTGCAAGGTTAGGAGTATACTTATATTATGGACGAAGAGTTTGACGAAATGTTAAAAGATATTCAGGAACTTGAATCTGACTATGATGAATTTGAAATCTGGATGGAAAATGGTATAAAGCGTAAATGGATCTCTCCGCCATTTTGCAATACACATGAGGGTGACACCTACATGACAGATGAAGAAATGCAAGAATGGGAAGAGGGCGGAGACCCTTGCCAAGTAGTGTTTAAAATAATCAACCAATAACAAAAATAAAAGGGGTAATAAAATGAAAAAGCTAGTAATCGTAGTACTATCAGCAGTACTTGCAATGATGGCAGTTGAGCCAGCACATGCACAAGACCAGAAGGTTTTAGCAATTATTGATACAGCAATTGATTCAAATAAGGTTACATC